GTCTTGGAACAAGCAAATGAAACTCTCAGCGATAAGGGAGAATCCCCGGAATCCGAGGACGATTAAAGAGGAGAGGTTCGACAAGCTCGTTCAATCCATTCGAGAGTTCCCCGAGATGCTCCAAGCACGACCCATCGTTGTCAACCCCGACATGGTTATAATCGGAGGGAACATGAGATTCAAAGCTTGCAAAGCAGCGGGACTCACCGAGGCTCCCGTCTATGTCGCTACATGGGGCGAAGTCAAAGACCGAGAGTTTATCATCAAGGACAACACGAACGCAGGCGAGCACGACATGGACATCCTCGCGAATGAATGGGACGCAACCGAACTCAATGAATGGGGTCTTAACGTATGGGATCCACAAGAGGAACCCGAAGAGAAAGAAGAGAAAGTCAAATGTGAATTATGCGGTAAATGATGGAAGCACTACAACTTGACAGAACTGACACCAAAAAAGGATTGATGCTCGAGGCTCTCGAGAAGTCACTCGGTATCGTCTCAACGGCTTGCAAGATGGTTGACATCTCAAGACAGACTCATTACGCATGGCTGAAGGCAGATGAGGAATATAAGAAGGCTGTGAACTCCATTCAAGACAGCGTGCTCGACTTCGCAGAATCGCACCTCTATAAACTCGTGAAGGAAGGCAACCCAGCCGCGACGATATTCTTCCTAAAGACCAAAGGCAAGAAGCGCGGATATATAGAACGGCAAGAGATAGAGGTCACCGAGAAGAAGCCACTCTCCTGGCTCGATGAGTAAACTCGCGGCTACATATTACCACGTCAAAGAATCAAAGGCAAAGATTCAAGTCCATCAAGGTGGAAGTCGTAGCGGAAAGACTTTCAGTATCCTCACGGCTCTCATAGAGCTTTGTCACAAGAACTCGGGACTGGTCATCACGATATGCCGTAAGACATTCCCAGCACTTCGAGCGACAGCGATGAGGGACTTCTTCGAGATACTCAACAAGGAAGATGTCTACAACCCCGACCTCCACAACAAGAGCGATGCAACCTATCAACTGTGGGGGAATATGGTTGAGTTCATTAGCATCGACCAACCGCAAAAGGTAAGAGGACGAAAGCGAGACGTTCTATTCATCAACGAAGCCAACGAAATCAACCTCGAAGATTGGCGGCAACTCCTCCTCAGAACTACGGGGAGGGTCTTAATTGATTACAACCCATCAGACGAATTTCACTGGATATATGAAGAAGTCATCCCACGAGAAGACGCAGAGTTCTTCCGCACCACGTACAAAGACAACCCGTTCCTCCCTGAAAGTGTGGTCATGGAAATTGAGCGGTTTAAAACAGCAGACGAGAACTTTTGGAAAGTATACGGTCTCGGAGAACGAGGAACATCACAATCCACCATCTTCACCCACTGGACAGAAATAAATCAAGTACCCAATGAATACAAGCTCCTCAACATCGGACTCGACTTCGGATATACAAACGACCCAACTGCCATCGTCCGAGTCTATACAGACGGACACGGGTTCGCAGTCGACGAACTCTGCTACGCGACAAGACTCACTAATTCGGATATATCAAAAGTCCTCCGAGATAATCAAGTCAATCGATCGGATGTTGTTATCTGTGACTCCGCTGAACCAAAGAGCATCGACGAGATACACGCTCACGGATTCAATACTCACGGAGCAAGAAAGGGAAAGGATTCGGTTAAAAATGGAATCCAATTCCTCCATTCGCGACCGCTTCTTATCACGGCTCGGAGTGTGAACCTTATCCGCGAGCTACGCAATTACAAATGGAAGGAAGACAAGAACGGCAAGCAACTCAATGAACCCGTCGACAACTTCAACCACGCAATCGACGCGATGAGGTACGCGATTACATTCAACCAAACGAACCCGAACTTTGGCTCTTATGCCATTGGGTAAAAAAAACTTTTATCCGTAAACCCTTGTAAATAAAAGGATTGAGAAAAAAAGCACGAAATAAAGCAAAATAAATTTGGAGATAAAGAAAAGAATTGCGTATCTTTGTGACAACAAAACAAACAAACACACACAGCCATGACAAACGACATCAACTTCCAAATCAAGCAAATCTCAACACTCAAAGCAGCATTGTTAAACGCAGAGTTTTGGTTTAATAAGAGTGCTCAGGATTCTCCTAACTACGGCAAATGGGCGATGCAGGTTGCTGAAATTAATCGAATGATTGACGAAGCCGCTAAAGAAATTGTCCGACTAACACAGGCAGCATGAACAACGAGCCTGAATGGTTTCAGCAGGTACTTGACCGCACCGAGCAAACAGAATCCTTCCTTCTATCTTAACAGCCCCTCACGGGGCTTTTTTTTTGCCCTAACTTTCCGCACGTAAGGAAACCAAAGAAAACGAGTTATTAGAATGATGGAACTCAAACTCCCGCACCGATGGTCTGACCTCTCACTCGGAGAACTCCAAGTCATGATGACAGCAGACAACCCACTCGAGAAGATATCCATCTGCTCCGGGTACTCGGTGGAGAAACTGCGTGCGATGCCTCAGAAGCTCATACAAGCCGCATCAGCGCATTTGGATAATCTTCTAACCCAAGAGACTGCACGACATGAGAAGGTCGTTGAAATCGACGGAAAACGCTTTGGCTTCATTCCGAATTGGGATGAGTTCACAGCGGGTGAATGGATCGACATGGAGAACCACCTCGAAGATTTTTGGAAGAATGCCCATAAGATTACCGCTCTTCTCTATCGTGAGGTGACCTACGAACTCGGGGACAAGTACGAGGTCAAGAAGTACACCGCCAAAGAGGACGCGAGTATATTCGAAGAGATGGGAGCGGACTTGGTATCGGGGATGCTGCTTTTTTTTTGGACTTCCAGAAATCAACTGCTTCACGATATGCAGTTCTCTTTGCTGGAGGTAGCGGACAAAGCGATCCAGTCAGCGAAAAATGGGGGTGGTACCATCTCCTCTACTCCCTCGCAGGAGAAGACATCCTCAAGATGGACTCGATTACGGAACTCCCTGTCCAAGTCGTATTCCAACACCTCAGCTATTTAAAAGACAGAGCACATGATCACGTTCAATAACATCGTCGAAAGGTTCGAAGACTTCGCGACGAGTCACTTCTTTATCAAGTCATTCTCATTCGGTTCTCCGGATGATGTGGATCTCGCCAAGTTTACCGAGTTCCCGCTCATGCATTTGGTATATACCGGGGCAACGTATGACAGCGGAACCAAGACATACAACATCGAGGTTTATATCTTGGACGTTCCCGCGGATAAGACGGATAAAGTAGAACGACAACGGGAGGTGGTATCGGATGCAGAGCAATGCGCGGAAGACATCATCGCAGATATTCGCATGGGTGGCAATATCTTCACGTTCGCTCAAGATTATGAAGTTGTAAATGCGACAACAACCCCACTTGAAGAAGAGACAAAGAACGTCCTCTCGGGAGTGCTCTTGGATTTGTCGGTTGCCATCCCGTACGAGTGGGACGCTTGCAATGCTCCCATCGATGGAGTATCACCCGAAGGAGGTGACGAACCTTCATACGCTCGACGCGGCTTCCTCCGCATGCTTACCCTTGACGGTTCAACCGATGTCCTCAGCGTTCGCACAATCAAAGTCACGAACGGCACCTTGACCGATGATGGGGACGGGGTAGTCACTTTGGACACAGGAGGCGTTGAGACGCTCGAAGACTTGACCGATACGAATATCATAAGCCCCTCACAGGGAAGCGTTATATCGTACAACTCAGGCGTTCAAAAGTGGATGGTCAACAACGGGCTTCAAGAGCTGCTTCAGAAGTTTAAAGCAAGCGGAACGGGTGCGCAGATGTATGACAGCCTTAACGATACGACGAAGGGTTATATCGATATACTCGCATCGAGTGCCACGATGAAAGTCAATCATTCGGGGATAACCATAAGCGAAGCCTCTCCAGGGGTTCTTTCGTTCTCGGTTGCAGCGGGTACCGAAGGGAACGAAGTCGAGTTTGAGGCTATGACCATCGAAGGGAGTGACGCTGTTTCTACGGTTGCAGATATTAACTTCAAGCAGGGAGCGTTGACGTATTGGGAAAACGCAACGGGCAAGATTTGGCTTCGTGCTCCAAACGCGGGAAATCTCACCGTTTTGCTTCCCAGCTCATCGGGTACGATTGCACTCACAACCGACATCCCGAACGTACCTGTCGACTCGGTAAACGGTCAAACGGGCGTTGTGGTTTTGGATACGGGAGACATTGACGAGAACGGCAATTTATACTATACCGAGGCACGGGTTGCCGC